CCAAAAGAAAGGCCCGAGCCAAAAGCCGCCCCGCCGGTTGATGACTTTGCCGACGATGATCTGAACTTTTAACCATGACCGCATTTCGTATTTTTATTGGGTACGACTCTCGAGAGGAGATCGCCTGGAAAGTGGCGCGAAACACGCTGCTTAAACACTCCAGCATCCCTCTCGATATTCGTCCGGTTGTCCAGGGTGAGCTGCGTCGAGCTGGACTCTACACTCGAGACAAAGATCCTTTGTCCTCGACGGAGTTTAGCTTTACGCGGTTCCTGGTCCCGCACCTGGCGGGATACAAGGGGTGGTGTCTTTTCGTCGATTGTGATTTCTTGTTTCGTAAAGATATCGCCTCGATCCTGGACTACACCGACACCGATAAGGCCGTCCTGGTGGTCAAGCATGATTACGCCCCAAGCGAAACCACTAAGATGGACGGGTGCCCACAGTCGGTTTATCCGAAAAAGAATTGGTCAAGCTTCATTCTTTGGAATACAGAGGCCGAGGAATCCAAGCTCCTTACGCCTGACATCGTAAACATCCAAAGCGGGATGTATCTGCATCAGTTCAAGTGGATACCCGACCCCTCGAGGATCGGCTCGTTACCGATCACCTATAACTACCTCGAGGGCTGGTACACCCGCGACCAGGAGCCCGATCCGATCGCGGTGCACTTTACCCGCGGCGGTCCCTGGTTCCCTCAATACCAGCACGTTGAGTACAACATGGAATGGAACAACGCAGCGGTTGAGGTGTTGCAACAGGAGCGCGAGGGCGAATGAAGCGGATCTTCCCTCGCGGCACAACAGCCGAGCAAATGGTGAATGCCATCGTTCGCATGGTTGAACCATTAGATCCTGCGCGCACCTGGTCCGTTGAAATTGAGGAATGGAAGAAGCCTCGAACAAATCAGCAGCTGCGGTATCTCTTTGGGGTGGTGTACCCCATGGTGCTCGAGGCAGGAGGTGAGGCTTTGGGAGGCTACACCCGCGAGGATCTGCATGACTTTTTTTTGGGCGAAGTCTACGGGTGGCAAGAGCTCAATGCTTTGGGCCGCACTCAGAGCAAACCCGTTCGGCGCACCTCGAAAATGACGAAAGCGGAGTTTACCGACTTTCTGTATTCCATCGAAAACAAGTGCATTGAAATGGGTATAGGACCCCTACCGGAGCCAATTTATGCAAACGGTCACTTTGACCCCGAATGAAGTCCACCTGGCCGCTTCCCATGCCATCCTGCGACGGTATGAAAAGCTTGCCGGCAAACGTGGGGATCGTATCCAGAAAGAGCAATCTACCTGGGACAACGAAATTGAGGGCGCTTGCGCCGAGCTTGCCTGGTGCAAGCTCTATAACCATTACTGGACCGGCGTGACCGGGCTTCGCGCTAAAGATGGCGGAGATGCCGAGGTGCGCTGGACCCGTTGGCCATCTGGTGGCCTCATCATCTACCCGCACGATAAGGACGATTCGATCTTTGTCTTGGCGCGAGGGTCAGCACCGCGGTATGAGTTCGTAGGATGGCTTACAGGCGGAGATGGCAAGAAGGTAGGCAAGACTACCCCCTTCGGCTATCTCGTCCCAGAAAACCAGATAACGCATTTCTGATGGCACTCCGTAAAGAAGCAAAGGGTCGAGGCTGCATGATCCGTTTACCAGGGATCTGCAATTTCAATAGCGAAACCGTCGTGCTTGCCCACTTTCGCCTGGTCGGCGTATCCGGCACCGGCCTCAAAAGTCACGATTTGATCGGGTCCTGGGCATGTAGCGCTTGCCACGATACCGTCGATCGGCGCACCCACCTCGAGCTCGACCGCGATTACGTTCGCCTGGCGCACCTCGAGGGCATGGTCCGCACCCTCTCGCAGCTGGCGAAGGAAGGGCTAATATGAACTTCCTATGCGATACCCCATACATCAGTTGTCACGTCCGCAATGAGTTCCTGCACAACCAGGAAAAGGGGCACGGAGAGTTTACAGAGGCGACCCTGTTTGGATTTCGCTCTGAGCCCGCCCGAGTACCCGCTTTCCAGGTCATGCTGGCGAGTGGGGCGCAATGGGCGCGAGTGCCGATCCAGGCGATCTGTATGGCCCCCTGCGAGCCTCTACCGTTGACCGAGTGCGTCTGGTGGGACTGCTATGGTCACTACGCCCAGGTCCATTCCTTTGCGTTCCTAAAGGGCCACCGCGTTAGCGCTCTGAGCCGCTCTAAAGCCGTCCGCCAAGGAACCTACCTGTTCACGATCGATTGGGCGAAAGACGGCTGGAGCGAAACCCCAGACCAGCACAAAAACCATCACGTCATCGCGCTCGATGGTCCTCAAGGCCCTAGCCAGGGGCAGTTGATCGCCTTCCCAAATAACCGCCTGATATGGCATGACGAAAGCTGGATCTCACCAAATCCGTCTCGAGAGTGGAAGTCCCCGACCGAAAGCTATTCCGCGGAGGCACTATGTTCACCTGGATCAAACGGTTGATTTTAGAATGGAATAACTTTAGAGATTACGAATGGCGGCGAGTTCCCGCACCGAATTGGCGATGTTCTCGAGGGGGTCGAGAAGTATGGTAATTGACCAGGAGAGCCCCGCTGGGGCCTGGGCGGATGAACTGAGGTCAGCACCCTGGGGGTATGGTCAATCGGCTGGGAGCAGCGTCCGGTTCGCCCTGGCAGAGATACGCGCCAAGGGGCTGTGGACCGAGGCGGAAATCCTCGAGCGCGAGATCCTGGCGCTGCGGGCAGAGCTTGAGGCTAAACCTTCCGCTCAAAGTGCGGGACATCCTTAAACGACTTCCAGAATCCGCCCCATTAGTTTTCGGGGTGAAGGCTCTGCCAATACTCGCCCACCGGGGTTAGCGTTTTGATGTCGTAGGTGAGTTTGCCGTCTTTGAAAAAGTTAAGGTCGATGGCGCAGCGCTTGAGATGGAGGCTATTCATCGTTTTGCTGCGGCCTGTTTTGACATAGATCTGTTGTTGCTCAACGGTTCGCGCCAGCTCCCCGCTTGTTACCGTAAAGCCAAGCGCCGTGGTCCGCGGTTTGAGTGCAATTCGCATTAGGCTACTCCTGCAAGGTACATGGCCCGCTCGTCGTTTCGGCGCTTGACCAAACCTGGCAGTACACGGCCCGCGGCCTTTGTCCACTTCATAAACTCTTCAGCCGCATCCTCAAACTCTCCCCGGTTCGTCTTCATCCGAATAGAAGACCTCTGAAGATTTCCAAGGCCGACGTTGAAGGAGAAAGAAACGAGACTATCGAAGATTCCTTGACTGCCAAGAGCAGCAGGGCAAAGGCGGGCCACGCCACGCTCAAAGCGGTTAAGGTCTTGAGCAAGAATAGCGTCCACCTCGTCCATAGCGAGGACACGGTTCCAACCATCGGGTATCGGTAGATTGCGCCGCTCTTCAAATGGCACCTTGATGTGATTAGGGTCAATGACATGCCCAACCCCGACTGTCCAAAGAAGAGCAGGGCATCGATACGGCTTGGTCCGTACACCTTCGTGATGCTTGATCATCTTCAGAGCAGCGGGGCTGACCTTCATTACTTCTTACCGCTGAACGCCTGCGTACCGAACCAGAATGCGATGATCGATGACAGGATCAGCATCTCATCGTCAGAGAACACGCTGTCCATTGCCACCGCAAACGGTGCGCCTTGCTGCCACGCATAAAAAAGTCCAGTGATGTTCAGGATGACTAACTCAAGCACGAAGATATACGTCACGACCGGACGCACCGAAGCACGGAGGTTGATCACCCACTGACTCGCGCCTTCACCAATCTTCATGTCGTGAGCGTAGAGTGCTTGACGCTCCTCTCCTGCCGTCTGGACCTGAACTTGCTCCAGTTTGATTTCCTCTACCCGCGCTTGAGCAATAAAGCCACGCTCGGCAAGGGCGAGTTCACGCTCCTTCTGGGCGGCGACAAGGGCGAGTTCGTGTTTTTTGTCTTGACGGTCCTGAAAGATCGTTAGAATCTTGGGGAGTCCACCCGCAAGGAAGGACAGGAATGTGCTAACTAGTGTCATCATTTGTTGCGTTCCTCCATCAGTTTGACGCGCACCTGCAAGTCATGGATGTCCTCCATGATGTCGTCTTTGAGTTCCTGACGACGGGCCGCGCTTAATGGGCTGTCCGTTGGTACGCCCTCCGGCGTAATCAGCGCGGGCATCTTGCTTTCAATCGATATCAGACGATTGTTGAACGATGCGATTTCCGTCAACAGCCAGCCAACAGCGGCGAGCAACACCGGGAACAGCATATCCACAATCTTCTGCATGTTCATTTCTGCAACGCCTCCAAGAGCAACATACTCATGCTGCCCAACG